ACTAAAGGTAAGACAGACTTAGTGATGGCCTTATGGTTCTGCGAGATCCGAGCACGTGAGATGCTCAACTACGGGCAGTACGCTACCCACCACTTAAAAAATCCATTCCTGTCTCGTCGTGAGATATGTAAGCGAGTAGTCATCAATATAGATGAAATGCTAGCTGAACAGAACAAAACCTTCATTTAGGAGTTACATTGTTATCAGTTAAAGAGATTGACGCGAAACTAGCGCGTTTGCGTACCAAGTACGCTCCACGCGATCAGCGTATGCGCGACGTTCTTTCTGTACGCCAGGGAGACTTATCTAAAGTTTTCCCATCAATGTTCTCCGAGGACTACCCAAAGCCACTCGTTGCTAACTTCATTGATGTAGCAGCACGTGACTTGGCCGAGGCGAGTGCTCCGCTACCTTCGTTTAACTGCTCAGCAAACAATATGGTTTCCGACGCACAGCGTAAGGCAGCTGACACCCGCACTCGTATTGCTAACTACTACGTTTCATACTCCAATCTTTCATTACAGAACTACAAGAACGCTGACTGGTATAACACCTACGGTATGACTATCGGTATGGTAGAGATGGACTATGAGGATAACAATCCTCGTATGCGCCTACTAGATCCAACAGGGTGCTACCCTGAGATGGATCGCTTTGGTCGTACCACTTCCCTTACCCAGTTGATTGTTTCCGATGCCGACACAATCGCATCCCAATATCCAGAATTTGCAGAACAGATCCTGAAGAAGAATAACTTCCAACAGGGATCTCCTTATATGACTATCATTCGTTACCACGATGCAGAGCAGGATCTGATCTATCTGCCACAGCGTAACAACTTAGTTCTATCACGTGTACCAAACCCAGTAGGCAAGTGCTTAGCACGTGTCTATATCCGTCCATCACTAGATGAGCAGGCACGTGGTCAGTTCGATGATGTGCTTTCAGTACAGCTTGCTCGTGCTCGCTTTGCTATCCTACAGATCCAAGCAGCAGAGAAGTCAATCCAAGCACCTATTGCTATCCCACAAGATGTGCAAGAACTTGCTTTGGGACCTGATGCTATTATGCGTTCTGCTAATCCGCAGAACATTCGTCGTGTTGGACTTGATCTTCCACCAGGAATCTTTACCGAATCCGGTGTCCTTGAGCGTGAACTACGTCTAGGTGCTCGTTACCCAGAGTCACGTTCAGGTGAGATCAACGCATCAATCGTTACAGGTCGTGGAGTTCAGGCTCTACAGGCTGGCTTTGATACACAGATCAAGGCATCACAAGCACAGTTTGCACGCCTCTTTGAAGATCTTATTGGTCTTTGCTTTGAAGTAGATGAGAAGATCTTTGGATCTGTTCAGAAAACAATTAAGGGAACCGATGACGGTACTCCTTATACACTCAAGTACATCCCATCACGCGACATCAAGGGTGAGTACGGAGTAGATGTACGCTACGGAATTATGTCCGGTATGGACCCTAACCGTGCAGTTATCGCATTACTACAAATGCGTTCAGATAAACTTGTTTCCCGCGATTATGTACGACGTGAACTACCGGTGGAGATCAATGTTACACAAGAAGAGCAGCGCGTTGACATCGAAGAGTTACGTGACTCTCTACGTATTGCTGTTGCTCAGTACGCTCAAACCATCCCTGCGATGGCATCGCAAGGTCAGGACCCTTCCCTGGCTGTTACTCGCATTGCTGAAGTCATTGCGGGACGTCAAAAAGGATTATCGTTAGAATCAATCGTGGAGAAAGCGTTCGCACCAGAACCAGCTCCACCAGCGCCAATGGCCCCAGAGATGGGTATGCCAGGAATGGCACCTCAAGTTCCAGCAGCAGGTGAGGCCCTAGCTCCTGCCTCGCAGCAACCTCCACAAGAACAAGCTGGTCAGGCCCCTGCTGCTGGTCAACGTCCTGATATAGCACAACTACTAGCCGGTATTACTGGCGCAGCATAAGGAAAGGAGGCGCACTATGAACAAAGGATCAAGAGCAAAGGCTTCAGTACAACCAGTAAAGGTTGATACAAAGGCTGGTTCAGTCAAAGGCGGCGAAGTAAAATTCGGATACGCTCCAGCTGCTCGTAAGGGTAAGAAGGCTTAATTCTACTGGAAGGTGTGCAGGGCGATGGATGATTACGACAAGGTTCCCCGCCCTGTACGCTGGACAGATATCCTAGTGATATTCACAGGTGCTATATATAACTTATCGCAAGTGATAGAAGCGTTCTTTGCAGAACTTTACGATTTAAGTATTTATCATTCTAAACAACAAACTAAAACAATGCAGGCGTGGGAAGATATGACCGCCGACTTAGAGAATTTACAGGAGGGAACAGATGGCTGAGAATCCTATGGCTGGCGTTTCAGGTCCTGGACCATATGCAAAGCGTACAGATATTGGAACCCCAGAGATGAAGATGGGTTCTATCGCTTACGGAGAAGGTGTTGAGACTGCCGATATTAAATCTGGCGCTCCACTTTCAAAGACTCCTGATGCAGTCTCAGAGCCATCAGATAGATTGCGCCAAGCGCAAGCTCCAGTAACAGGACTGTTTGCAGAAACAGAACGACCAAATGAACCCATCACAGCAGGCATTGATCGCGGTGAAGGCCCAGGCTCTGAAGCCTTAATGATGAAAAAATCAGTAGTTAAAACTTCTGATACCTTAGCAAAACTTCTACCTTTTGACACAGATGGATCTATTGCCATTTTGTATTCAGAAGCAGTTGCGCGAGGTGACTAATGGCTGATAATCTAAAAGCAGCTTCAGCTGCTGCGGGTTTGACTCCAGAAGAAAAGAAAGCAATGGAAGGGTTACAAAAAACCCTGTCGGTTCATAGAGAACTATCAAATCTTCCATCTAATGTAGCTAAGCAAGCATATAATTCTAAGACGCCTGAACAACAGGCAGCTCTTAAACGTGTAGCAGGAGAAGAAGATCCTGCAACTAAGCCACAACGTGGTTGGTTGGGCAGTGCTTGGCACTATACAGGTGGTGCAATTCTTTCTGGTATACAAGAAGTATCAGATTTAACAACCCGTGCCTACCGTGCCGCAGTTATTCCTATCGTAGAACGTGGCGAACTAGGGTTTGCTTGGACCGAAGCTAACGATAAAGGCGACAAAGTATTTAATACTGGTCGTATCGAAAAGGCTAAATCTAAATTTGGTATAGATCGCGTTAACGTAGCAATGCGTGTAGCTGCTGGTGAAAAACTCAGCGACATTGCAAGCAGCGGAACAGAGTCTGAGCGTAACATTGCAGCCCTTGCTGCACAGAATAAAGATGATTTATTCCAAGATGCGCTAGATGCAACTCAAGCAGCCAAGTTCTCACCTGGCCGTCAGATTGCTAACCTTATCACCCCAGCAGATGTAGAAGGCTCAGGCTTATTCTATCGCGCAGTATCTGGAACATTTGATGCAGCATTTCGCATACTAGCAGATCCACTACTCGTTGCTGGAAAAGCAAAACGTTTAATAGATGTATCACGTTATGCAGTTGATGTTGTTGTTGGTGGGGATAAAGTGGCCGAAGTATTTGCACGCCCACAAGTACAAAACTTCTGGAACCAATATGGCGCAGATCTTGCATCGTACAAGAAAGCTATTGAAGCTGGCGCTACAAAGGAAGCAGTTGCTATTAAGCAACGTCTTACAACTCTTGCTCCTGAGTTTGGTGATCCAGTAATTAAATCGTTTATTAACTCAGCCGATGATGCTGTCCCTATTACGGATGCTCTTAGTGCTAAGGCTTTCTTTGAGAATTCTAAGCAACTAGAAGAAATGATGAAAGGCCAGATTGGTCGCAAGCGTGTGATGATTCCACGTATGGACCCTCTTCGTCAAGCTCGTGTTACTACCGTAACTACAGCAAACAAAATTTTTAATATGGATAAAATCGGCCCACGCTTTGTTGATGACCTTTACTTTGGAGGGGCTGCTACAGACGATGGAATTGCCAAGGCAATTATTGATGGCAAAGAAACTATAGTTACAAACGTTAAGGCACAGGCAAACGCTAAAGGTGCAGCACGTTTTTCTATGGCACAAGTGCAATACAGAATTGACAGATTTAAGGCTAAGTTTAACCTTGTACCTTTCTTTGAAGATAGCCTTTTTGATGTTACATCAGCAGATGGTGCTGAAAAGGTTTATCGTTACGCACGTTTAGTTTTACCAAAGAGTGATTCTAAACTTATAGCCCAGGCTTTTGATAACGCTGAAGTAGGACGCAAGAAAGAAATCTTCTACGGCCTACAATCTACCATTGCAGATATTCGTGGTCTTAACGTCACTAAAGAAGGCAAGGTGCTTGCCGATCCATTGCGTCTAGGTCCTAACAAAACCTTTGCTTCTACAGATCCTGTAACTGGCTACAACCCAGCTGCTCTTCCTGATGGAGAACAAGTTGCTCTTATCTTGTCTGATGTATCAGATTATGTAACTACTTTAAGTGTCCGTGATATTGACCGAGCAACAGCACGTTCAGGTCTTATCCAGCGTACATTGGGTCTAGCACATTCAGACTGGGTAGAAAAGATGACTACAGGTTGGTCATTCTTAACTCTTGCCGGTCCACGTTATGCTATCCGTAACGCAACAGAAGATTTGCTTGTACACCTTGCTATAGGTGAGTCACCATTTGGCTTAGTAAAAGCCCGTGCCTTATCAACTCGTTTGCGTACAGCGCGTCAAGTTGAAGAAGGTTTAAGCACTTTTGAAAAGGTAGGCGCAGATCCACTAGGTGGAGTTCTTCGCTTTGTTAACAAAAAAGAGTCAAAGCGTTATGGCGCTGAAGTCAAAGCAGCCGCAGGTGATATCAAGAAGATTCGTGAGATTACCGCACGTGCTTTGAACGAAGGCAAGATGGCTCGTTTCTACGAGAGCACTGGACTTGGTAAGTTTACTAAGGCTGATAGAGATGTTCTAGCAGAACAGATTAGATACGGTGACTTAGATAACGCTCTTATGGACGTTGTTGAAGGTGGCAAGAATGCCTTTACTGGACTTGATTCCTACACACGTACCATTAACTTTACTCGTAAGAACAAAGTACGCACAGCTGAGTTGTCATATAATCTTGAAAAGGGTCAAACTGCACTCGGAAGAGGCAAGGGTGGATACACCCAGATGGCTCCATTGGCTAATGAAGCAAACCAAGTATCTTGGATCTATCGAATTGGCTACTACTCAAACGACAAGTTAGGTCGTATTGCAGTTGCTAACCTAGCAGATGATACTGTAGGAGAAACAGAAGCAGTTAGAAAGATCTTTAACTGGCTAGATGATCCTAAGAACTCTAAGTTAGTATCAGCCTTCCGTATGGAAGAGCGTGGTATTTCAAAGGAAGAGCACGCTAAGCGTATCTACGATGCAGCTAAGCAACTCTTTGTCAAGAAAGACGGAAAGATCAACCAAGATCTTCTTTCAAAAGTACGTACATTTGATGACGAACTTGGGGAATACCGCATTACCGGTAAACTTGGGTTAGATGATCTTCCTAAATCAGAGGCAGATGTACCAACCTATATTGTTGGACCACAGTTAGTACCTATTACCGATACTGGAAACTACGCCACAACCTTTATGGAATGGGGTTGGGACTGGCTAGGTAGTGCTAATGCTCGTTTCTCGCGTGAGCCTATGGTTCTTTCTGAGATGATCAAGATTCGTAAAGACTTTAAGAGCAGTGGGTTTGAAAAGGCTTTCATTGCATCACATACCAAAGGCATTACATCGCCTAAGGCGTTGGAACGTGCAACAGAAAATGCTAAGTACAAACTTGCAGAGATCGCAGAAGATCGAGCACGTCTACAAACTCTTGCTTATGTAGATAACCCTGCGGTTCAGACACAGTTAGCTTTTGGTATTCGTAACTTTGCACGCTTCTATCGTGCTACTGAGGACTTCTATCGTCGTATTTATCGCGTTGTACGCTACAACCCAGAGTCAATCGTTAAGGCAAGCCTTACTTACGAAGGTGTAACCCACTCAGGTTGGGTTCAGTATGATGATCAAGGCGAACCATACTTCCTTTACCCAGGAACACAGTACGTTTACAAGGCAGTGCAGACAGCAATGACAGCATTGGGTGTACCAGCAGAGTTTAAGGTACCTTTCCCTGTAGAGTTTGGTGCTAAGTTGAAGATGATTACCCCATCTTTGAACCCAGAGTCTGCAATACCTACACTTGCCGGTCCTTTATCTGGATTCTCTATCAAAGTTGCATCAAACCTAGTTGGTATATTCAACCCAGGTGCAGCAGATCGCATTACAACTACATTTTTAGGTAAGTATGCAGAAGATCAACCAATGGTTTCTGCCTTCTTGCCAGCACACGTCAATCGTATCTATTCTGCTATGAATAAAGATGAACGTGATGGTCAATACGCATCAGCAATGCGTAAGGCTATGACCTATCTTGAAGCATCAGGCAATGGACTTGAACAGAAGTTTGAAACAGTCAACGGTGAGAAGGTTCCAGTACCTTTCAGCGCAGCTGAACTAGAGGCATACCGCTTAAAGTTAAAGAATACTACAATGAGTATCCTTGGTATGCGTGTGATCTATGGATTTACAGCACCTGCTACAGCGCAGGTAATGCTCAAGTCTGATATGGCTGACTGGGTGCGCGACAATGGTGAAGCATCATTCAAGCAGACCTGGTATGGAATCTTGGATAAGTACGGTGACTACGATAAGGCTATGGCTGAATGGGTCAAGCGTTATCCAAATCAGATCCCATTTACTATTTCAGAATCAGACCGTTCAACTGTTGCATACTTCCGATATGCAGAAGAATCCGGTGACTTTGTAGAGACTAATGAGAAGCTATTTAAGGACTACCCACAGGCCGCAGCATTCTTAATCCCTCACAAGGGTGGATACTCTTGGGATGCTTACAAGACTATGACTGATATGGGTCTACGACGCAATAAGCGTGTAGATGATTTCTTACTTGAAACCCAGACAGCAGCAGATTTACAGGTCTACTACGAAAAGAAGGACGAATACGAAACAAACCTTGAGGCAGTAAGCACGGACTTCGAGCGTTCACAACTTCGTCAAGAGTTTCAAAACTGGGCTACAACCTTTAAGGCTGGTAGACCATTAGTTCAAGAAGAGCTTGCCCAAGGAGGCAAGAAGGCTATTGAACGTATGAAGGCTCTTAATGACCTTGAGAAAATGCTTGGTGAAAAGTCAGCATTCCAGGCATCACCTAAAGTTGCAAACAAACTTCGTGAAATGCTTAAACTGTACAACGATTACAAAACAACAAAAGATGAATTAGATACCTTTGGTGGTAGCCAATTCCTTGCAAATATGAACAAGGAAGAGACTATTCTTAAAATGCGTGAGCTTGCAACATACAATGAAAATACACAGAGTGCCTACAATGTGCTCTTTGGTAGATTGTTAGGAGACTAAATGGCAGACGAAAAAGAAACACAGAAAGAGACAAACTCAACTGTCACTCCTCTTACAGAATACAGTGGGTTCAAAAAAGCTGTTGCTAAAAATCCTGCCTTAATTACTGGATACTCTAAACTTCTTAAATCTGCTGGATACTACAAAGGTCCAATAACCGACAAGTACACTCCTGCTTTTCAAAAGGCTTTGGATAGAGCAGAAGAAGAGCGTTTATCTATATCTGCTATCCGTCCAGTAGGGCGTGATGAGTTCCTTAACGAGCAAATTTCTTTTGGCGGTGGTGCAGGTGGCCCATCAACAACCGCACAAACCTACATAACTAGCCCATCACAGACGGCTAAGTTGCTAGATACCGTAGCTCAGGACCTACTAGGTCGCAAACTAACCAGAGAAGAAAAGAACAAATACACAAAACTTATTAATCAACAGCAGAAGAAGCAACCATCAATGACTACTTCTGGTCAGGGATTTTCAACTACTCGTGGTGGTGTTGATGAGCAGCAGTTTATTACAGAGCAGATCGGTGCTACGGCTGAGGCTAAGACCAACCGTGCCACAGATGCCTACGCAATTATGATGCAGGAACTTGGAGGTCTACGCTAATGGCTGAGCGTCCAAAAAATACTAGACTCGAAAATGTAATTAACTATGGTGTAGATAAGCGTATGCCTCTTGGTTTTGTTGACCAAGTAATTGATAACGAAACTGGAATGATTGTTGGGTTTGTTAAAGATGGACAATTCTACAATCTTGGCGAAAAAGTAAAAGAAAAGCCAAAGACCAAGGATAAAAGCCCTGGTGAACCAAGAGATATAATTGACTTAATTAACTTAACAGAGACTATGCTTTCTGCAAAAGAAAGCGGAATCCTTAGATACGAACCAGGAACTGAGGAATATAAAGACGCTGCTGAAGATATTAAAAAAGACAAAGATCGTCTTAAAGAATTAAAGACACGTCTTGAAACAGCAAAAGGCGCTAAAACTGTTAAAAAAGAACAGGACATCTACAAGGAAGAAAAGGGCGCTTACGAGGCAAAAGTAAAAGCTGCTCAAAAGAAACTTCAAGTTGCTAAAGACACGGGCGGGGATGTTAACACCGCACAGGCAGAGCTAGATGAGATAGTTAAAGTTAAACCTATTGCTCCTTCTATAACTACAGAAGATGTAGGAATGGCTGGTCAGCCATCAGGGTACCGTAATGTTGGTACTCAAAAGGTTGGCGTTACCCCAACAACCCCTGCTCCTGGCACACCAACTAAAGACGGTACGCCATCCAAAGGTGGAGCAGGTGGTGCAGGTGGTAAGGGTGGCAAAGGAAAAGAAGTTCCTGTTCTTACAGATGCAGAGCAACGTGCTCAAGCCCTTGAAACAGCAGGTGAGAATTTTGATCTACCTGAAACGATCTTTAATAACGTACCTAGCCTAAAGCAAATTCTTAACCGCTATGTAAAAGAAGATTGGACTCCGGAAAAACTTCGTAAAGCAATTCGTGACGATGTTTGGTTCCGAAAGAACTCTGCTGAAATCAAGGCTCGTTATGTCCAACTCTACAACTACCGTGACCTAGTAGCAACAGGTCAGGCAGATGGATCTACTGATTACGAAAAGCAAATCTCAACTCTTGAGCGTCAGATCGCTGATAAGGCTCGTCAAATGGGTTCTGGTATTGCATCAGATCCAGCAGCACTTCGCAAAGCTGCTGAGAATATGTACATCACAAACGTAGGTGTTGACGATGCAATGACAACAGACTTTATTGCTGCCGCTATTCGACCAATCGGAGCTACTATTGGTGGGAAAGCAACAGAAGGATACTCAGGTCAGGCTCTCAAGGACTACCAAGCGATTCAAAGTATTGCTCGCGCAAATGGATTTAGCGTTAAAGATATTGTTCCTGGTGGACAATCAGAACAACAGGTACTGCAAGGTATTGCCACAGGCAAGATTGATCCTAACCGCCTAGCACAAGATGCACGTAAATTGGCAGCACAAGGTCAGCCACAATACGTTCGTGACCTACTAGGTCAAGGCTATAACTTGGATCAGGTTTATGCTCCATACCGTCAAACAATGGCTAATCTTTTAGAAATCAACGCAGATCAAATTGATATCAATGATCCAACTTTACGTACTGCAATTACAGATAAGGGCGATATGAACGTCTATGACTTCAAGCGTACGTTAAAAGCAGACAAGCGTTGGCAGTACACAGAAAATGCTAAGCAGGAAGTTTCAGATGCAGCTCTTAAAGTACTTCGTGACTTCGGATTCCAGGGGTAATAATGGCTATTAGAACAGATCGTCCAACAAATGACTATCTAGGAATAGATATACTTACTGATCCACAAGAAGCGGTTACACCTAAAAGTCGTGCAGCCGATGACTATCTAGGGCTAGGAGCACTTGGTGGCCAAACAAATGCACCTGCTTCTCAAGCTCGCCAAGCAACCGATTACTTAGGATTAGGAGCACTTGGCGGTACTGGAACTGGAATAACTGTCAATCCTGTTACTGCTAGTGCTGGTGGTAATACCGATGGTGGAACAGATGGCGTTGTTAAATACACAGCCACAGACGGAACTGTCTTTACAGATCAGGCAGCCTATGCTACCTATCAAGCATCACTTAACAGTACAGCTGCAAGCAGACTTGCAGGACAACAACAAGCATCACTTGCTGCACAAGCAGCACAGGCTCAGCGTCAATCAGCCTATGATCTATTATTTCAACAGTTCAAGCAATATGGTCTTAGTGACTTAGTTGAACCACTCAAGAATCTTATTACATCAGGTGCTTCACCTTCTGAGTTTACAATCAGATTGCGTGAGTCAGAGCCATATAAGAAGCGTTTTGCTGCTAACGCACAGCGTATTGCTAAAGGTCTTAGAGCACTTGATGAAGCAACATACCTTGGTATGGAAGATCAATATCAACAAGTAATGCGCCAGTATGGGTTGCCTGCATCATATTACACTAAGGATGCCACTGGAAAGCAACCTGGTTTTGAGCAGCTTCTTGCCAATGATGTCAGTAACGTAGAGTTAGCTGATCGTTTAATGGTGGGTCAAGAGCGTGTGCTTAATGCCAATCCAGAGATCCTTAACACGCTCAAGAGATTCTATGGAGATAGCATTACTAATGGCGACATTTTGGCCTATGTGCTTGATCCTAATAAGGCTATTAAGGATATTCAACGCAAGGTAACAGCAGCTGAGATTGGTGCAGCACAAACGGGTGCTGGTCTACAAGCCACACTAGCCGGTGCTGAAAGACTTGCCGCTGATAATGTTACAGCAGCGCAATATCAAAAAGCAGCGCCTACTATTGCTGAAGCATCAATTCGCGGTGGACAACTTGCTTCAATCTATGGAGAAGATCCATACACCCAGCAGACAGCAGAACAAGCTGTGCTTAATACACCTGGATCAGCAGAAGCAATTAGACAAACCAAAAAACTTACAGCACTTGAAACTGCTGCATTCGCTGGAAAATCTGGTCGTGGCGCGATAGACCGCGAACGAGCCGGAGGAATATAAAGCCTGCCACTAGAACGACTGGTCTAGTGGAGCGATAACAAAACCAGTAGTGGGAGCCATACCTGTACCCCAACAGAATATGAGGCCCACGTCAATCAACTAATGATAGGGAGTGGACTATGTCCAATTACGAGTACGAGGATGACGACGACGATTTCACAAATGATTCGTCGAATGACCTTGTAAAACAACTACGCAAGGCTGCTAAGCAAAAGGATAAAGAACTTCAGGAACTACGTTCCCAGTTTGAAACTTTGAATAAAGGCCAACGCGAACGAGCAATCAAGGACGCCCTCGCAGCTCGCGGGGTAAATCAGAAGATAGCTTCTTTTATCCCTCAGGATATAGACCCTTCAGAGGAGTCTGTGTCTAAATGGCTCACAGAATATGCCGATGTTTTCGGCATTGATATTGAGCAAAACCAGGCAACAGCAAATGTAGATCCAGCCGATGCAGCGGCATACAAGAGACTAAGTGCAGCGTCTAACGCAGGTATATCACCTGAACGTGGACAAGACATTATGAGTCGCTTGATGAATGCCAACTCAAAGGAAGAACTGGACGCCATCATTGCTGAATCTGGAATGTAGTTTACCCACTAACGAAAGGCAAAAATAATGGCACTACCAGGCGGTACAATCACTGGTGCTGCTGACATTACTGCACTCGTACAGACAGCATACGATCAATATGTTCGTATGGCTCTTCGTAGCATCCCTGTTATGCGCGGTCTTGCAGATGTTAAGCCAGTACAGCAAGCAATGCCAGGATCATCAGTAGTATTCTCAATCTACTCTGACCTAAATGCACAAACATCAACTCTTACAGAAGAGTCAGATGTTTCTTCAATCGCTCTCGGCAACCCTAACCAGGTTACTGTTACTCTTAACGAGTACGGTTCAGCCGTAACAACAACAAAGAAGTTGAACCTTACTTCGTTCAACGATGTTGACTCAGCTCTTGCTGATATCATCGCTTACAACGCAGCAGATTCGATTGACTCTGTAGTTGCAACAACCCTCACAGGTGGCTCAAACGTCATCTACGCAGGAACTTCAACAGCATCAACAACAAACGGAGTTACAGCAACAGACATTATGACAGTTGCTGCTATCCGTGAGGCTGTCACACAGCTTCGCACAAACAAGGCTGTGCCACGTATCAATGATTTGTACGCAGCATACCTACACCCACGTCAGGCAGCTGACCTCCGTGCTGAATCAGGCACCGGCGGATTCCAGGCTTTGACACAGTACGTAGATCGCACACCATTCGTGGCTGGTGCAGTCGGCGTAATCGAAGGTGCATTCGTGGTAGAAACACCACGTATCCCATTCGCTGCAAATACACAATCACCAGCAGTTAACGTCTATAAGGCTATTATCGCTGGTCGTGAAGCACTTGCAGAAGCGCAGGGACAAGATATCTCTACCATCATCGGACCAGAGATTGATACGCTCCGTCGTTTCCGTACCATCGGTTGGTACTATATGGGTGGCTTTGCTCGCCTCCGTGAAGCAGCTCTTTACCGTATTGAGTCAGCAGCTTCAATTAACTAATTGAGCACGGTGGGGGCAGGGTCAAACCTGCCTCCATCACTTAAAGGAGAAATATGCCATACACGCTAGTAACACCTTGGAACAACGAGACGTGGGTAGATAACAACACAGAACCATATGCTCGTCTAGCAGGACGTCGTATGGTAGGTGGAACCTATGATGGCACTATCCCAGTATCGCTAACAGATATCCCACGTGGAATAACACTGTTAATTAACGGCACAACTGTGACAGAAAATAGAACACCTAGCCAAGATGACTTGGCTGATGCTGACACCTACTATCTTGGTGGTCACGCATACACTCTTACAGATGAAGAAGCAGACATTCTTATTGACGCTGGTTACAGCGATTACTTAACGGAAATAGCATAATGGCTAAACATTGGGAAGATCATCCAGTTGAGGTAGAAGGTTGCTTTGGTTGCAAGGTTACAGGCTTGCAGATGAGCGCAGGAGCTGCAAGTAGTCGCGGTATCCCGACTGCTAAGGCCCACGATAAAGAGTTGGGTGCGTACTACGACGCAGTTCGACAAGGAATAGAACCTCGTTCTACCAGACAACCTGATATTGACGCAGCAGTCAAACTCAGCAATGAAGCTGGTAAGGCTTTCGACGGAACCAAACTACAATACAAGGAGTAACAATGGATAAAGATATGAAGGGTGAAGTTGAACTCGTCAAGAACGTTGAAGAAGTTTCAGCATACCCATCAGCAGATAAGCAGTTTGCTTCAAACCGTAAGTATATGACTTACGAGTCAATCTCAACTGGAGTCGGAGGAAAGAAATAATGCCAAACGTAAACGGAAAAGAATTCCCATACACAGCAAAAGGTATGGCTATGGCAAAGATGGAAGCCAAGAAAAAAGGCAAGAAGATGGTAGCCAAGCCTGCTAAGAAGAAAATGGGCAAGAAGAAGTAAATGCCCAAGAAAGACCCACGCCTAGAGCGAGCAGGAGTTGCAGGCTTTAATAAGCCTAAGCGCACACCAAGTCATCCGACTAAGTCCCACGTGGTAGTTGCTAAAGAAGGCGATAAGGTCAAGACCATTCGCTTTGGACAGCAAGGCGTATCAGGGGATAAGAAGCCAACAGCAAGACAAGCATCATTTAAGGCTCGTCACGCTAAGAACATCGCTAAAGGAAAGATGTCTGCTGCATTCTGGGCAGACAAGGTGAAGTGGTGAAGAAGAAAGCATTTTGGGATAAACCCAATCCAAAGAAGAAATCAACTGCGTTGACACCAAAGCAGAAGGCTTCTGCTAAAGCAAAAGCCAAAGCAGCAGGTCGTCCATATCCAAACTTAGTAGATAACGCAGCAGCAGCCAAAAAGAAGAAGTGAGGTAGATAGGTGCCAACAGGAAATCCAGGGTCAACCCTAGTAGCAGAACTTAATCGTCTTGCCAATGGTGGCACCTACCCACCTATTTCACAGTATGTAGATGCAGCACTTGCTGCTCGTCGCTGGGCAGCAGCACGTGGTATCACAAGTGACCACAAAGATACAGTAGGAGTTCTTAATGATATTGCGGGTATTTCGGGCAGTGCGAACACCCATCTTGATTACGCTGGCGTATGCAATCGTATCGCTGGTACTACTGGTCTTACTGCAAATGCAGCACTCCAAAGTATTGATGAAGGTGCCTGATGAGTGCGAAGTATAATCTGGTCTGCGATCAGGCTACTACATTCACATTCCAGTTCACAGTGGCAACAGATGGAACTCCTTGGAACCTAGCTGGTTACACAGGGACTATGACTGTTAGACCATTCTTAGGATCTAATACCACCACACTCCTTGCTACCACAGCAAATGGAAGAATTGTTTTTAACAATGATGCAGGAAGAGTGACAGTAACTTTTAGTTCTGCCAATACAAACATTGCACCTAATCGCTATGTCTATGACTTAGTGCTTACATCAGGTTCTGTAAATACACGCTTACTTGAAGGTAAGTTTATTGTGACTCCAGGGGTGACGGTATGACCGAAACAATCATTGTCATTGAATCCACTTCCCCACAAGTTGGTTTAACATTTGCTAACGATCAAGGACCACAAGGTGGTCAAGGAGCTACAGGACCCACAGGTCCTGCTGGTCCCAATGGTCCGATTGGAGGAACAGGTGCAACAGGTCCTACAGGCGCTACTGGTCCCACTGGTGCCACTGGTAATACTGGCGCTACTGGCGCTACTGGTCCAACTGGAGACACGGGTGCTACGGGTGCAACCGGTCCAACAGGACCCACAGGAAGTACAGGACCAACAGGTCCAACAGGTTTAACAGGTCCCACAGGGGCAACAGGAAGTACAGGAGCCACAGGTGCAACGGGAGCGACTGGACCTACAGGTCCTACAGGAAATACAGGAGCAACGGGAGCAACAGGCCCAACTGGAGCTACGGGATCTACTGGAGCAACTGGACCAACTGGTCCCACCGGATCAACAGGCTTAACAGGACCGACTGGTCCTACAGGACCGACTGGAAGTACCGGTTCTACGGGTCCTACAGGCCCTACGGGAGCCGATAGCACAGTACCTGGACCTACGGGACCAACAGGAGCCACAGGCCCTACAGGGCCTACAGGGGCCACTGGAGCCATAGGTGCAACTGGTGCTACAGGTGACACAGGAGCCACTGGTTCACAAGGACCAACGGGTCCGACAGGGCCAACAGGTGCTACTGGGGCTACAGGTCCTACCGGACCGACAGGTGCTACAGGTACCAACCTTATAGGTTTTAACACCCAGACTGGCACAACTTATACTTTGGCTATTGGTGACAAGGATGATCTAGTTACCCTTAATAACGCAGCGTCAATTACCGTGACAATTCCACCATCGGTCTTTAGCGCAACAGATCAAGTACACGTAGCACAATATGGAGCAGGCCAAGTGACCTTTACAGGTCCTAGCGTAACTATCGTTTCAGCCGGTGCTGCAACTGCTGCGCCCAAGTTGAGAGCCAACAAGTCAGCTGCCACAGTGATCTGCACATCAAGCAACAACTTCCTCATTGTCGGGGATATAGCATAGTTTAGGTTATACTGTCAAGATGAAAGTAAACGAATACTTTGACAAGGTAGTAGTCATTAACCTAGATCGTAGAACAGATCGTATGGAGCAGTTAGATCCCCAGTTAAAAGAACTAGGGATTGAGTATGAACGCTTCAGCGCAGTAGATGGTAAAGAGTTGGGCATAGATCCAATTATTGCTGGGACTATGAGCCACGTAGCGGTGATGAAGAAGTATCCTGATCTGAAGGTTTTAATCCTAGAAGATGATGCTTTATTCGTAGAAGATTTTGCAGAACGCTTCGATCAGGTGATGCAGACTCTACCAAAGAACTACGACATCTTTTATCTAGGAGCTTTGATACCTAAGAGCACTGGAAAAATAGTACAGATAAATAAAGATTGGCACAGACCAGTAATGACTACTGGATCTCAGGCTTACTGTATTAACCCAGTCAGGATGCGTCACTTTATAGATAGCCTTGATGGGTATGAATGGTATATAGATATTGGACTCAGAGTCTATTCTGAGAACTACACTGCCTGCCTAGCACAGCCTAACTTAGTAACACAGTTCCCCTCTTATTCAGACTTACGACTTAAAGAGGTGAATGACTTTTGAAGATTGCAGTTTATACGATTAGCAAGAATGAGGAGAAATACGTTGAGAGTTGGTATGAGTCTAGTAAAGAAGCCGACTACCACATCCTTGCTGACACAGGATCAACAGATCGAACCGTTGAGATTGCACGAAGTCTTGGCATTACGGTTGTCCCGATCTATGTTTCGCCATTTAGATTCGACGATGCTAGGAACGCGTCGCTAGCAGTTATCCCATCTGATGCAGACTATTGCATAGCACTAGATGTAGATGAGGTCTTGACCCCTAACTGGCGTTGGTATCTTGAGAAGGCACACGAGCTGGGTATAGATAGACCATCGTATAGGCGCATAGAATCCTTTGATGATAAGGGTCAGGCACTTACAGAGTTTGATGGATTCAAGGTACACCGCAGACACAATGTCCGGTGGATGTATCCGATCCACGAAGTACCACAATGGTATGGCAAAGAGATAGAGAACAAAGTTCGTATAGATGGCTTTGAGATCCACCATCATCAGAACAAAGAGACATCACGTGCTCAGTACCTACCGCTGTTAGAGATGGCAGTAGATGAGAACCCTGATGCTAGAAATTTATATTACCTAGGTAGAGAACAGTCCTACTATGGGCAGAATGAGCAGGCTACAGAGACTCTCAAGAAGTACCTAGAGTTATCAATCTTTCCACAAGAGCGTAGTGCAGCTTGCCGAATACTAGGCAAGGTAGATCCAAAGAATACCGAAGAGTGGTTCATTAAGGGAACTGAAGAGTATCCCAGCAGAGAATCTATCTTGGCTTTGGCTCAGCACTACTACGTTACAAGACAGTGGGATGAGTGTCTGCTAGTGGCAAAGAAGGCTTTGGAATATACGCAAAAGCCTATGGGCTTCTTGGCAGAAAACTGGGCCTGGAACCATATGGCACACGACCTAGTAGCAGTATCTTCTTGGCAACTCAATGACTTTAAGACAGCAGTAGAGCACGGCAGGAAAGCAGTAGAGATCAGTCCAGACGAAGAACGGTTGATAAGCAACCTTCGTTTCTATGAGGAAAAGGTAAAAGATGGCAACGTTTAACGAGATGGTGGATGAGGTAAGATCATCCCTTGCTGGCTATACGCTCAAGCAAGATCGAATCACTTATCTTAATAATGCTATTACAACCACCGATACTGCTATTCAAGTGGGATCTGCTGACAACCTTGCTAAAGGTGTAGTAGAGATTGACGATGAGTTGGTCTGGGTAGATAACTTTACCAAGTCAACTAATACTCTCAATGCAGCTCCAGGCTTTGGACGTGGCTTCCAAGGAACAACACCATCACCTCATAGCCAATATGCACAAGTAGTTCTTACTCCTACATTTCCTCGTCAGAGAATTAAGCAAGCAATCAACGACACAATCAACTCGGTCTATCCTAAGTTGTGGTCTATCTACTCATACACCTTTACCTTTAACGCAAGCCAAACAACATATGCCTTGCCAGATGATGCTGAGAATGTTCTCTATATGTCTTGGCAGACAACGGGATCTAGCCTTGAGT